TCGACGACATCAGCAGTATCAGATACAAGCGGCCGCATCTATCAGACCAAATCTATTGCAGAAGGTTCTATTCCAATTCAAGAATCAGCTGGAACTCTCTTTAACATTAGTTTCAATGCAGCCCGCAGAGCAGTTTCCGACCGGGCGCTTTTTGATCCTAGTTGTATTAGTATCAGAGATGTTAATGCCCCAGTCCCAGCCCCAAAGATTCCTGTTAAGATGAATAGCTTGAATGGCCGGTCTATTTCAGATGCCTATCATCCTATTCCTTTTGATCCTAGGGGAACTGAGGGAGCAATGCAATCAGGAATGCAGATTGTAAGCTTTGGAAAAGAGCTTTCTGGGCTTAATAACCCAATGCAAGGACAGTTCCAAAAGGGTAATAAATCTGTTCAAGAGTGGCGAGATACCATGGGTGGGGCGGATTCAAGACTTAGACTTCCAGCTCTTGCTATGGAGTTTCAGTTTTTTATCTTCCTCAAAGAAATCCTCAAATTCAATATCTACCAATATGGAGAAGATTCTGTTGTTATTTCCCAGCGGACTGGCGAAGAGATGCAAGTTCAAATTCAGCAGTTACGTCAGAAAGTTCTGGCGTTCCAAGTTGCAGATGGATATACACCAAAGAGTAAACTCGCAAGCACTGAAGGACTTGTCCAAGTAATGACAATGATTTCCCAGAGTCCAATTCTGCAGCAATCCTATGGGGCGATGCTCCCAAATATTGTTGCACATTTGGCCCAGCTTATGGGAGTTAAAGGTCTTTCAGAATATGCGCCGCAGGCCAATGCGCCGCAGGCCCCACTTCAAACTGTAGATAAAACACAGCAAGCTAATCCTGATTTCACTAAATCCCTTACAGATAATGAATTAAGGGCCCAGGAATTAGCAGCTCGTGAGCAGGGTCTTCAACTTAGGCAACAGGAGTTAGGAAATGCTTGAACAAATTTTACCTGAGCATGAGGTAATTCCTGCAGAACAAGAGCATTTACTTGCTCTTTTAACTGATCCGGTACTTAGGAAGTATCTCAAAGGTCTTGCTATTGAATGCAGCAAGGATCTTCTGGAACTTCCTATTTTATCTGAAACACCAGAGTCGGTGCATAAAAAACACTTACTTGTCTCTGGGCAACTCCTAGTAATATCAACCCTACTTTCAATACAAAAGGATTAAAAAATGGGCATTTTCGATAGTATCATGGGTAATAAGCCAGCAGCTCCTGCTCCTGCAACTCCTGCTCCTACAACTCAGGGACAAGGGTCAACAGAACCTGTTAATCCCCTTGATGTTTATAAGGGAATATTCGATACTAGCAAGGTTGATGAATCAGTGGCGCCATCTTTTAAGTTGGATGACAAAGTTCTTACTGATGTTTCATCCAAACTTCAATTTATGAATGGAGTTAATCCAGAATTGATTCAACGGGCGACTAATGGTGATGCTTCTGCTATGCTGGAAGCCATGAATGCAGTCGCACAAAATGCATATAAAGCTGCTATTGGGCATTCTGCAGCACTTACGGATACTCACTTGGGCGCCCGAGATAAATTTAACGAACAGAATTTAGGTGGTAAAGTAAAGCAAGAGCTTATTACGAGTCAATTAGCTGATGTACCTAACTTTAACCACCCAGTCCTCAAGGCAGAACTGGTTAGAGTTGCAAGTGCTTTGGCTAAACAAAACCCAGATGCAACCCCGGAACAGATTAAAACTGAAGCTGTGAGATACCTTACAGAGGTACAAGCGGCAATGTCACAAAATAATTCCAATCCTAAGCCCAACAGTAATCGTACTGCTGGAGAAATTGATGATTGGGAAGCATTCTTGACCTCTTAAGGAGTAATATAAAATGGCTTTAATGGAAGGTGTATTTAATACAGTTCCCCGAACTGGGCATCCTACGGAACTGAATAAACGGTCGCTGTGTGCAACTCTTATGCGGCTTTTCCCAAATGGCGGAACTCCTATTACTGGTCTTTCTGCTATGATGGGAACTACTACGGCGACTTCGTCTACTCACGGTTATTTTAGTAAGACTGTTGAGTTTACTACCACCACGTTTTCTGCTAACTATCTGGCTGCTGCTGCGACTGTTACGGTTACTTCGGCTAGTGGTATTGGTGTGGATGATATTATCCATAACGTTACCACTCGTGAAAATATGCGAGTTACTGCAGTTGCTGGTAATGTGCTGACTGTTACCAAGGGCTTTGGTCGTGTTACTGATACGACTGGAACTTCTGGCGATAAAGTTATTAAAGTCGGTACTGCTAAAGCTGAAAATAGTGCTCGTCCAACCGCCCGTCAATTCCCGGTTGTGTATGTTTCCAACTTTACGCAAATCTTCCGGAATGCTTGGGCTGTTACTGGTACTGCTAAATCTAGCCTGCATGAAATTGGTTATTCCAATATTGCGGATAACAAGAGCGATGCTGCTTTTATGCACGCGGCGGATCAAGAAACTGCTGCTATCTGGGGCCAAGCAAAAATGGATACCTCAGGTGCTCAGCCAGTTCATACTACGCAAGGAATTATTGACTGTGTTCGTCAATATACTTCCAATGCTAACTATGTTACTGCCGGTGCAACCACTACGCTAACCCAGTTTATTACTTATGTGGCCAAAGCCTTTAAGTATTCCACAGACCTTAGTAATCCTCGTATGCGTTATGCTTTCGGTGATTCTAAAGCAATCGAAGTTGTTAACCAGATTGCAGTCAAGAATGGCACTGTTCAATTAATGCCGGAAACCACGGAATTCGGCATGGACTATAGCAGCTTTATTTGCTATAAAGGAAAGCTGCGCTTAATGGAACATGCTCTCCTGAATGGTCTTGATGAAACTGCTGGCCGCCTTATTATTCTGGATATTCCTTCTATCAAGATGGCTTACATGACTGGTCGTAATGCCAAGGTTGAAGAATATGGCGCTGGTGGTAACATTGTTGAGAATGGTACTGATGGCCAAGGCGGTAGCTATACTTCCGAAATGACGATGGAAATGCGCAATCCTTATGGTTGCGTAATCATTGAAGGTCTTACGGCTGGTCTTGCTGGCTAATACTTTATACCCCACTATTCAACAGGCCCGCTCCCGGTCTTTCCTGAATGGTGGGGTTTTTTCTTAGGAGAAAAATATGGGAAGTTTCATGCAGGTTTATACAGATGGAGGGGGGATCCGAGAAGCAAGAGTTCCTGATGACTACTCTGGAAACGGAAGCCAGCCATTTATAATCAAATTTCCTGGTTTTCGTAAGAGTTTACTAGCATCTCTAGTAACTAGCAGTACAGCATCTAGAACCTCAGATGTTGTCACTATTGCTGCAACGGCTCATGGAGTTACCACAGGATCAATATACGTCGGATTTAGGTTCTTTTATCCAGGATCTCCAAGTCTTGCAGCAGGTTGGTATGATTCTATTACGGATGTTCAAACCAATACTATATCTTTTAACGCTCCTGGAGCTAACTTCGGTTCCCAGAGTGTTAATGGAGCAGCAATTTATACTACATTAACTTCGATTATAGCTACTACTATTCCGGCAAATACTCTTAGATCTAGTAGTAAAATAACCTCCAATCTTTTTAGGTCTGGAGATACCACTGCTACTACTAAGAACCTTAGAAATATATTTGGTGGGCAGCAGTTAGGTCTGTCTGTAGCAAATTCCACTCCGCATGGAACGCATAGATTATCCATTTATTTTGAAGATGGTTCTGCCTTATCAGTAGCTTCTCAAGATGGGGTTAGTTCCTCTTTTCTACCTAGAGTTGCTATGGATCTATCTGTCGATCAAACTTTTGGAATCTCTGGTAGTGTCTCAGCGGCTGCCGGATTCGTAGCTCTTCATAACGCTTCATTGGAGATTGTACAATAATGGCTATTACACGATTTGCTACTAAAGCAGAAGCAGAGGCGATTGAAGGTCAGCTTTCCTGGGTTTTTGATCAGGATGGTAATAATTGGGAAGTTCGTACAGATGCTGATATGTATGATGATCTTCGTCCAACAGTTACCAAATGGCAATTTATTCAGGCCTGTGTTGATGCTGGAATTACAGAGGCCCAACTTGAAACTGCAGTTGCTCTTATGACTCCAAAACGTAAGAGATTCTGGGCCTATACTGGTAAATTGGATAGGGATAATCCTTTCTCCAGGGGACTCCGTACTAACTTAACTCCAAACCCAACGCCAAAAGAATGGAATGCAATCTTTCTTGCGGCTTCCGAACTTGACTTTTCAAAGGTGTAAATCATGGCTATTTTGCATTTTGCTACACAGGCAGAAGCTGTTGCTGCTGTTCTTGCTGATGGTGGGGATGTCAGAACCAATATTGCATTTACTTTAAATCCTTTGTTTCCATGGGATGCTTATGTTGGTGATGACAGGCAACCACCTCCTGAAGTTTATCTTTCGCAGCGTCAAGTAATGGAAAGACTGACTCCAGCTGAAAAATCTGCTATCCTTGGTGCTTGTTTGCTTGGTAATACCAATGCAGTTTATTCCGTAGTCATTGCTCCAACTGCTGATGAGTTCCAGTTTAATGTTGCATACGCAGGTGATGTATTTGCGCAATTTGTAGCAGATGGACTTTTGACTCCCCAAAGAGCAGCTGAAATCCTTTCCTAGGAGAAAATAATGAACTTTGCCGAGGCAGTTGATGCCGTACTTTCTGTAATTAAGCGCCCGGATAAAACTGCTGAGGCTGGGGTCATAGTTAATGCAGTCCTCAGCAGATCTATTCTAAAGACTGAGTTTTCAAAGGATCTAGTGGAAACCTCCATTCCACTAGATTCTAGTCTTTATACTCAGATAATCGATCTTTCAGCTTTGGTTTCCCCTTTAGTTAGATTCCGGAAATGGAAATATGTTAAGATGTTCGGGGCCACTCGTTATCTTAATTATATAGATCCCCAGAATGTCTTTGTTCCTGGTGGTTGGCAGCAGCAGGATGGTTACTATATGATAGGATCTTCCATGACTATTATCCCATCTTCTAGTGCATCCTCATTGTTGGTAGGCTATTATCAATATGCACCAAATCTCACGGGCACTGAAGCCCACTGGTTCTTAGATATCTGTCCTTATGCCATAGTTTATCAGGCAATAGGAGAGCTTTTGATCACTATGGGCGATGCAGCAAATGGAAAGATTTACAAAGCCATGGGTGATGATATGTACAAAGTTGCTGTAAACGATTTCAAAGATCAAATCACGTACTAAGGAGATTTACTGTCATGCAAGAAGAACGAAGAAGATATGATAATATGACAGACTCT